CCAGCGGCACTTCGACAACTTGGCCGCCAGCCGCAAGCGCGGGTACCGCTACAAGTTCGACCCGGCGAAGGCCGAGAAAAAGCTACGTCTGATGCAACTCCTTCCCCACACCAAAGGGGAGTGGGCATTCAAGCGGCAGCTGATAACGCTGGAGCCTTGGCAGCTGTTCGGCATTGCCGTCACGTATGGCTGGGTCAAGAAGAAGGGCGGCTATCGGCGGTTTCGTGAAAGCTACTGGGAAGTTCCCCGCAAGAACGGAAAATCCGTTGTAGCTGGCGGCGTCGGGATCTGCATGTTCGTCGCAGATGGCGAGTACGGCGCCGAGGTGTATGCCGGGGCTACCACTGAGAAGCAGGCCTGGGAAGTGTTTCGCCCGGCAAAGCTGATGGTCAGCAAGTCGCCAATGCTGGTGCAGGCAGCCGGGATCGAGGTAAACGCCTCGAACATGAACATCCCGTCCGACTTTAGCCGCTTCGAGCCGCTGATCGGCAACCCCGGTGACGGCGCATCACCCAGTTGCGCCATCATCGATGAATACCATGAGCACCCGACGTCGGCCCAGTACGACACGATGCTGACCGGCATGGGGGCTCGTCGCCAGCCGTTAATGTTCATCATTACCACCGCCGGCGCCGATATTGAAGGCCCGTGCTACGACAAGCGCCGCCAGGTCATTGAGATGCTGGAGGGAACCGTCCCCGACGAAGAGCTGTTCGGCTGGATCTGGACGCTCGACGAAGGCGACGACTGGACTGACCCGAAGATGCTGGCCAAGGCCAACCCCAACCACGGGGTTTCGGTGTTCCAGGAATACCTGGAGAGCCAACAGGCGAGGGCGATCCGCTCGGCGCGATTCACCAACACCTTTAAAACGAAGCATCTGAACCTCTGGGTCAGCGCTAAATCCGGCTTCTTCAATATGGAGGACTGGAGGTCATGCGAAGACACTACGCTGACTCTGGAACAGTTCGAGGGGCAGGAGTGGATCGCGAGCTTCGACTTGGCGCGCAAGCTGGACATGAACTCCAGAGCTCGCGTTTTCTGGCGGGTGATCGATGGAAAAGTCCACTACTACAGTGTCGTGCCAAAGTTCTGGGTTCCCTACGACACCGCTTACAACAGTGACAACAAACGCATGTCTGAACGGTTCCAGGCTTGGATTAACTCGAAGCATCTGGATGTTACCGACGGTGCCGAGATTGATTATCGCGAGATCCTCGAAGACACCAAAGAAGCCAACCACCAGGCGCCCGTGCGCGAATCCCCGATTGACCCGCACGGTGCTACCGGTCTCAGTCACGATCTGGACGATGAGGGATTCAACCCGATCACCATCACCCAGAACTACACCAACATGAGCGACCCAATGAAAGAGCTGGAGGCGTCCATCACCGCTGGCCGATTCCATCACGACGGCAACCCGATCATGACCTGGTGCATCAGCAACGTCATCGGTAAAAACTTGCCTGGCAATGACGATGTGGTCCGTCCGATCAAGCAAGGCGACGACAACAAAATCGATGGCGCGGTCGCTCTGATCATGGCTATTGGTCGCGCGATGCTGGGTGCCAATGACAACAGCAACGAGTCCTTCATGGACGCAATCAGGAATCCAATCATCGGATGAACGCGCCAACGATCATTTACATTCTCTCGACGCTGGCCGGGCTTGGCTTTTTGGTTGCTGGAGTCTTCGTCCTTTACGGGCTGGGATGGTCGCTGATAGCTGGATCGGTCGCATTCTTTTCCATTGCCGCATTTATTCGAAAGGGGCTGAGCAGTGAGTAAGAATCTGATCTCCGTCCTGTCGCGAGCAGCCAGCCGACCTTCTGCGTCACTGACAGACTTCATCGGTAAGCCAATAAAGCTGACTGACGGGGGCTTCTGGTCTCAGTTCCTGGGGTCGGCATCATCGAGCGGGAAAAACGTTACGGTCGACAGCGCGATGAAGCTATCTGCTGTCTGGTCGTGCGTACGGATCATTTCGACCTCAGTAGCTGGCCTTCCACTTGGGGTCTACCGCCGAATGGCTGATGGTGGTCGAGAGGACGCCCGGGACTTTTCGCTGTACGACGTGGTGCACACCAGCCCGAACGAAGATATGACCGCGTTTCAATTCTGGCAGGCTGTGGTTGCTGCCATGTTGCTCTGGGGGAACGCTTATTGCGAAATCCACCGATTAGGTGGGCGGGTTATTGCGATCGACTTCTTGCTTCCTTCACGCATCGATCTTGAGGTTGACTCATTAGGGCGGCTTGAATACTGGTATCGGCCTTTGAAGGGCCCGCGGCGTCAAATTCAACGGGAGGACATGCTGCATATTCCAGCGTTTTCACTGGACGGGCGCGTTGGTATGTCGGCAATCCGGTACGGCGCTGACATTTTCGGGTCGGCGATGTCCGCGGACGACGCTGCAAATGGGACTTTCAAAAGCGGCTTACTCCCAACCGTGGCATTCAGCGTCGACCGGACGATGAATCCGAAGCAGCGTGAGGAATTTCGGGAATACGTGAAGACGATTTCCGGTGCCATGAACGCGGGAAAATCGCCCGTGTTGGAGCAAGGGGTTAAAGCCGAAACCATCGGCATCAACCCGGTGGATGCTCAATTGCTTGAGACGCGAGCGCATGGGATAGAGGAGGTCTGTCGTTGGTTCGGCGTGCCTCCATGGATGGTTGGGCAGACGGATAAGGGGAGCAACTGGGGGACGGGTTTGGAACAGCAGATGATTGCGTTTCTCACCTTCAGCATTTCCTCAATAACTAGCCAGATTCAGCAGTGCGTGAACAAGCGGCTACTCAGTCCTGCCGACCGCTCGAAGCTGTACGCCGAGTATTCGCTTGAAGGGTTTCTCAAAGCAGATACAGCGGCCCGCGCAGCCTTCTACAGCACGATGACGCAGAACGGGATTTTTACTCGTGATGATTGTCGGGTTAAGGAGAACCTTCCACGGCACGGTGGAAACGCAGCGGTTCTGACAGTCCAAACCAACCTGGCTCCCATTGATCAACTTGGGCAATCCAACGACGGGCAAGCCGCAAGGGCGGCCCTGCAGAACTGGCTACAGCAGCCAGACAAAACCTCTCAGGAGTAATCCCATGTTGACCCAATTGCATCGCGACCTTCGTTGCGAGTTGAGCCCGCGCGCGCTCGAAATGTGGAATCCCGATATCCGGGCGGCGCTCGAAAGCGACACCGCCACGATCACGATGTACGGGATTATCGGCGAAGACTGGTGGGGCGAAGGCGTCACAGTGAAACGGATTGACGCTGCGCTGCGGTCCATTGGCGACAAGGCTGTCACCGTTTATATCAATTCGCCCGGCGGCGATATGTTCGAAGGCATCGCCATCTACAACCGGCTACGTGAGCATTCTCAGGAAGTCACCGTCAAGGTGCTCGGCCTAGCCGCATCTGCTGCCTCGGTCATTGCGATGGCTGGCACCAAGCGAGAGGTGGCTAAAAGCGCATTCCTGATGATCCACAACTGCTGGGTCTGGCTCGCCGCCAACCGGCATGGCCTGCGGGACGCAGCGGATCAGATGGAAGAGTTCGATAAAGCCATGATCGGACTCTACGCCGACGCCAGCGGCCTGGATGACAAAGAAGTCGAGACGATGCTCGATGCCGAGACCTACCTCAGCGGCGCAAGCGCAGTTGAAAAGGGCTTCGCAACTGGACTGATCTCGGCCGACGAAGTTAAAGAAACGCCAGATGTCGCGCAGTCCCAGGCTCATGCTGCCCGAAAGCTGGACGCTGCCTTGGCGAAGTCCGGGATGCCTCGCACCGAGCGCCGAAGACTCCTATCAGAAATCAAGACCGGTACGCCTAGCGCTACCGGTGACGACAAGCCTAGCGCTGTCGTTCTGGGCACGCTTAGCGCTGCCCTTGATGTATCCGCGTTTGAAGAAACCGCAACTCAGGCGTCGGCGCTGAAGGGGCTCATCCCGCAGCGTTAACGCCTGTCTACGCAACCGAATCCCCAACCGCCTTATGGCGGTTTTCATTTTTAGAAGGGTCGAAAAAATGGATCTCTCGAAAGTCGAAGCTGCACAGAAACAAACCCAGGAAGATCTGAAAGCCGTTGGCGATCAGATCAAGACTTACGCCGAGCGGACCGAGAAGGAAATTAAACTCTCGGGCGAAATGCAAACCGAAACTCGCGCCAAAGTTGATGAACTGCTTTCGAAACAGGGTGAGTTGCAAGCGCGCATTCAGGAAGCCGAACAAAAGCTCGTTAATGCCGGCAAGCGCAATGATCCGGAAGTACAGCAGTCGGCTGGTCATCTGGTGGCAGCCAAACTGGGTGAAGAGGGCGTAACCAGCTCCTTCCGTGGCTCGCGCCGCGTGGAAGTTCCGCGGGCCGCCATCACGTCCGTGCCTGCTTCCGGTGGAGCCCTAGTCAACCCTGATCGTGTGGGCATCATTCTCGCGCCGCAACGTCGCCTCACCATCCGCGATTTGGTCGCACCTGGTACCACCACCAGTAACGCTGTCGAATATGTTCGTGAAACCGGCTTCACGAACAACGCCGCGATCGTGGGCGAAGGCCTGGCCAAGCCCTACAGCGACCTGACTTTTGCGCTGGAAAACGCGAATGTGCGGACCATCGCGCATCTGTTCAAGGGCAGCCGTCAAATTCTGGATGACGCCGCAGCTCTGCAAAGCTACATCGATGCGCGGGCGCGTTATGGACTGTTGTTGGCCGAGGAAGCTCAGCTTCTGTATGGCAACGGAACCGGCAACAACTTGCACGGCATCATCCCGCAAGCTCAAGCGTATGCGGCGCCGACCGGCATTACCGTTACTGCCGAGCAGCGTATCGACCGTATTCGTCTCGCCTTGCTGCAAGCCACCCTGGCTGAGTTTCCTTCCACCGGCATCGTGCTCAATCCGATTGACTGGGCCGCCATCGAACTGCTCAAGGACGGCGAGAACCGCTACATCATTGGCAAGCCTCAGGAAGGGACATCGGCGCGACTTTGGAACCTGCCGGTTGTTGAAACGCAGGCCATCGTTCAGGACCAATTCCTGGTGGGTGCTTTCAATCTCGCAGCGCAGATCTTCGATCGGATGGGTATTGAAGTTCTGATCTCCACCGAAAACGTCGACGATTTCGAAAAGAACATGGTGAGTATCCGCGCTGAAGAGCGTCTGGCGTTCGCTGTGTATCGTCCGGAAGCGTTTGTCACTGGTGATTTGACCGCCGTTTAAACCTCGTCGAAAGCAACAGCGAGCTGCCAATAAGGCAGCTTGCTGTATGCAGGAGAAAAAAGATGTCTCGCACTCCAAAGAGCGGCAATCAAGCAAGCAGTCAGGATCAGCAGTCCACCACCCAGGCCGAAGGGATTCAACCGGAAGCGGAAAATGGGCAGCACGGCGTAACGATTTACCCACTGCGTAGCTACCTGGATGGCAAGGAAATCAGGCGCGCAGGTGGTAAGGGGTACGAATCGCCAAAGCACGTAGCAACGCAATTGATAGCCAAAGAGTTGGCAACTGACGAAAAGCCGGAGGCTTGAAATGACTGCCATAGCCGTCGATGTTGCCATGCAGCACCTGCGGGCTGAGCAGGAAGATTCGGACTATGTGTTGTTGCTGCTCGAGGCCGCAGAGGACAGCGCTGCACAATTCCTCAATAGGGCCTTTTATGTCGATCAGGAGGCATTGGATCAAGCGATGTTGGATGGTGTTGCCGGCCTCGATCCAATTTTGATTAACCCTTCAATACGTGCGGCCTGCTTGCTGATCTTGGGGAGCCTTTTCGAGAGCAGGGAAGACGTAATAGTGGGCACAATCCCTTCTCAACTACCGCTGGGATCGCGATCACTGCTGACGCCATATCGAATTGGCTGGGGGGTTTAATGCGCTCAGGAAAATTGCGGCATCGTGTGGACTTCGAAGCACCTGGCATGCAGCAGGATCCGGTCACTGGTGAAATGGTTGAGGGCTGGATGACAGTCTGGAGCAAGGTTCCGGCTTCCATTGAGGCGCTCAGCGCGCGTGACCTGATAGCGGCAAAGGCTGGGCAGTCAGAAATTACCGGACGCATAGTCATTCGGTACCGCGTCGGAGTACTGCCGACAATGCGAATTCTGCACCGCGACACGATTTATAACATCCAAGGCCCGCCGCTACCTGACAAGGAATCCGGCCTTGAGTACCTGACTCTTCTGGTCACAGCCGGGGTGAATGATGGCTAACACCTTTGAGTTCAAAATAAATGGCCTTGATGCGTTGCTGGCGAAGTTTGATTCGATCACTTACGACGTGAAGCGAAAGGGTGGCCGATCCTCCCTTCGTAAAGCCGCCGCGATCATTAGCGCAAAGGTGGTGGAAGGCGCCAGAAGAGTAGATGACTCCGGCACTGCGGAAAATATCAGCAAAAACATCTCCATTCGATGGAATGGCAACCTTTTCAAGCATACCGGAGATCTCGGTTTTCGGGTTGGCGTGCTCGGTGGTGCTCGGCAATACGCGAACACACGGGAAAATGTTAGATCCGGCAAGGCAGGGAAGACCTATCAGACGCTTGGCAGCAAAGTAAACCCAGGCGGTGACACTTGGTATTGGCGTTTTGTTGAGTTCGGCACTTCGCATGTGGCTGCGCGCCCTTTCATGCGACCCGCGCTGGCTGAAAGCATCTCACAGGTCACGACGGTATTTATCTCTGAGTACGAGAAGGCCATCGATCGGGCCATCAAGCGCGCCGCAAAAGCAGCGGGAGGCAACTAATGTTCGCCCCTATATTCGAGGTGTGCGCCGCAGATTCTGCCGTAACGACCTTGCTGGGCGCGGCGCCTACCCGGCTGTATCCGTTCGGCGAGGCCCCCCAGGACACGATCAAGCCATACGTGGTCTGGCAGATGATCACCGGCAGTCCGGAGAACTACCTGGCTGGCCGTCCGGACGTTGACGGGTTCACCCTGCAGGTCGATGCATACGCGCCGACAGGTTCGCAGGTCCGGGCAATTGCCGAGGCGATTCGAAACGCGATCGAGCTGAAAGCCAACATTGTCCGGTGGGGCGGTGAATCGAAAGACCCTGCAACAAAGATTTACCGCTACAGCTTCGACGTCGATTGGTTCGTCCAGCGATAAACAGCCCCGCAAATCCTGCCCGCACTCAGCGGGTTTTTTTTCGCCTGTAGGAGACACCCTATGTCCATGCTCACCCAGGGCACCCAGGTCTATGCCCTTGTTCCAACTCTGCCAGGGCCAGGCCCATTGACCGTTATGGAAGTCGAGTGCGCTACCGCATTCAACCCCGGCGGTAACCCGGCTGACCCAATCGACGACACTTGTCTTTCTGACCGCACACGCAAGTCCAAGAAAGGGTTGCGCACTCCAGGACAAGCCTCGCTAACCATCAACGCCGATCCGCGCAATGCCAGTCACATTCGCCTTCATCAGCTTTCAGAGGACGACGGGGATAGCGATGTGAAGTGGGCGGTTGGCTGGTCAGATGGCACCGATATCGAGCCGACTGTTGGCACATCGGGATCCATTTCAGCACTGAACCTTGCCAACCCAGGTTCAGGCTACACCACCGCTCCCACAGTCGCCTTGACCGGCGGTGGCGGTACTGGCGCGACCGCAACCGCTACCGTCTCAGGTGGTTTGGTTACCGGTTTTAACATCACGAACCCAGGCAGCGGTTACACCACCGCGCCAACTGTAGCGCTCACCGGAAGCCCAGGAACTGGCGCAGCGGCCACCGCCGTGCTCGGCGATGGTACGGACTTCGTTCTGCCAAACACTCGCACCTGGTTCATCTTCCAGGGTTACGTCGCGGACTTCCCGTTCGACTTCGCAGGCAACGCGAACGTCAGCACCGCGGCTACCATCCAGCGTTCAGGCGGTTCTGCCTGGATTCCAAAAACTGCTTCTTAAGGGCACCCCATGAATCTGGAACAACTGAAGGGTAAGGGCGGTATCGTTGACGGCAGCCTGGTGAAAAAGGAAGTGAAGTGGACGCGTCCCGACCCCAAGACCGGCAAGCCGACCACGGATAAATTCACCATCCACGTTCGCCGGCAATCGTTCGGCGTGGTTGATCGTCTGTATCAGCCAGGCGAGGGGGAAAAAAACCGAACCGCCAAGTTCATCGCGGCCAGCGTGTTCCTCGGGGAAGAAGGGGAGGAGGCGATTTCGTACGAAGACGCGTTCTGCCTTGAGCCAACCCTGGGTTACGCGTTTCTGGTTGCCGTCAACGAGGTGAACGGACTGGGGAAAAGCGGCGCAAAAAACTAACCCCCGCCGATGAGTTCTGGCACGAGCTGGTGCTGAACAACATCGGCGGTAGCACTATCGCTGAAGCGAAGGAAAACATGACCTTTGACGAAGCGATGGCTTGGGTTGCATATCGGGACAAGTATGGATCGCTTAACCCGATGTGGAGGCAGGAGCAGATGGGGGCCATTGTCGCGATGCAGGTCAACCGAATGCGCGGCGGTAAAGCCAACGTCGTTGACTTCATGCCGAACGAGCCGAAGCCTCCGATCACCCTGGTCGACGCGATGGAGCAATGGGCATAGGCAGGGTTATTGGGTAAGGTAGCCTCCTATCAAAATCGGAGGCTACGGGATGGCTGTTATAAAGTGTAAGGAGTGTGGCGGTCAGGTTTCTACAAACGCCGAAGCGTGCCCTGGTTGTGGTGCGAAGCAATCGAAGAAGACAAGCAAGTTTACGTGGTTTGTATTGCTAGTCTTCGTCGTGGTCGGGTACAACATGGCAACAAGAAAGAGCACCCCACCAATTAATCCGCCTGAGAAAGTTGCATCTACATCTGATCGCGCCCCGGCTGATAGTATTGCCACGTTGAAGCAGTGGACTAGAGCGGATTTCAAAGACTCCATGACTGACGAGAAGGGCCAGATACTGAGTATCAGGTCTACAACGTCGGCGAAGTTTGAATTTCCTTACAATGTGCCGGGCGGGTCATACCTAACGATTAATATTAGGAAGAAAGGGAATGCATTCGATGGCTATCTTTCAGTAAACAAAGGTCAGATGCAATGCAGTTATAGCGATTGCCATTTTAATATCCGTGCCGGCGATGGTCCAGTCAGCACATGGACCGGGCTTCAGAGCGCAACAAATGAAAGTGACATGATGTTCATTAAAGATGCAAAACAGTTTCAAGAGATCTTGAAAAAAGGCGGAAGGCTGCGTATTGGTATTGATTTTTTTCAGGCAGGAAACAAGTCCTTTGATTTTGATGTCGGAGATTACCCCGGCTTTTAACTGCTTAATTAAATAGAACCCTGCTGATGCAGGGTTTTTTATGTCTGGGAGGATTTATGGCTGGCGGATCACTTGGCACGCTGACGCTTGACCTGATTGCCAAGATCGGTGGATTTACCGGTCCGCTAGATAAGGCAAGCCGTGAATCTCAGAAGCAAATGAAAGCGATTCAGAAGGCTGCCGAAGTGGCCGGAGCAGCGCTTGGCACTGCTATTGCTGGCGGCGCCACGTTAGCCACTGCAGCGCTCACCGCAATGGTATCCAAGCAGCTTGATGTCATCAGTGATCAGGATGACCTGGCTCACCGACTGCGTACTACGGTCGGAAGCCTTGGGGTTCTTACTCGAGCTGGAGAGCTTTCGGGTGTTGGCCTTGATCAACTGACAAATGGCAGCCAAAAATTAGAGCTTGCTTTGGGTAAGGCTGCCCAGGGAAGCAAGGCCCAGGTGCAAGCTTTTGACCGGCTAGGACTGAGCTACAAAACGGTTGCCGAACTGCCTATTGACGAGCGTATCGCCGCAATCAATGACGCACTGGCCGAAAATGTACCTGAATATGAGCGATCAGCGGTTGCGGCCGCTCTTTTTGGCGCGAAAAACGCCGCTGCATTCCAGCAGCTCGATAGCGATACTCTGGCGGAGGCAAACCGTCAAATTACGATTTTCGGGGTAAAGCTTACAGATATAGATTCTTCGAAAGTCGAAGCTGCCGGCGATGCCATAACCATATTCAAGCTGGCCATGGACGGGGTAGCGAAGCAGGTAACCGTCCAACTTTCACCCGTTATCGTTCAGCTCAGCAAGGACTTCACTGACTCTGCGGAGTCAGCCGGCGGACTTGGAACGGCAGTAAAATCCACTACACGCAGCGTTTTAGAGGCGATTTCTTTCATCGTTGATGCTGGTGCTGGAGTCGGTCGCGTGTTCAGCATTGTCTCTGCTGAATTCGATGGATTGGTGTCGAGCGCTGCGGGCAGCATCATTGCCGGCGTATTCCAGACACTGACTCTTCTCGACAAGCTCCCGGGTGTGGATCTCAGCGGGGCTCTGGGAGACCTTGAGTCAAACTATAACAAGCAGGTCGCGGCGGCTGAAGATGCGACTAAGAGAATGCGTGATGCGCTTGAAACTCCATTGGCCGGCACAGCCTTTCTAGCCTATTACGACAAAGCGCAAGTGGCCGCAGAGGCTGCCGCTAAATCGGCAGTAGAGGGACAAGGCAGCGAGCTCAAGGCAGCGGCATTGACCGGCGAGCAATATGCGGCGCTGGCAAAGTCCAGAGAGGACGATGCCGCTGCAGCAAAAGCTCACGCAAAGGAATTACTTAAGGCAGTTGATACGACAGAGGAGGGGTATCAGCGACAGATTGCGCTTATAAATACAACGTCCGATGTCCAGAATAATGCAACTGAAGTTGCGAAGCTTGCTTTCGAAGTAACCAGCGGAAAACTGGTCGGCATCAATTCTCTTCAGCAAAAACGTCTCGATGATCTGGCTAAGGAACTGGATCGGCTAAATAAAATAAAGAAAGCCAACGAAGACGCCAAAAAGCTTGCCACGTTCGGAGCAACCCTCGATGAGGGAAATCAGACCGCGCAAGATGGTTTCGACTTAGATTTGGCGGGTGCTGGTCAAGGCGATAAATACAAACAACGATTGCGCGAAACTTTGTCGATTCAGCAGGACTTCAACAAGCAGATGCGTGACTTGCAGTCACAGCACAATACTGGTGAGATTTCAGACGGTTTATATGCTTCCGAACAGGAGAAGCTCGACGAGGCGCTGGCGAAGCGCCTCGTTAGTCAGCAGGACTATTACAATCAGGTAGATGAGGCCCAGTCTGAATGGATGGATGGTGTTCACTCTGCCTGGCAGAACTATGTGGACTACGCTGAGGACTACTCTCAGCAGGCGGCGGACGCTACCGCCTCGGTCCTGAGCGATGCAACCAGCGGCCTTGGGACGTTTCTCTCGGACGTGGCGAGTGGCGCCGAGTCTGCAGGTGATGCGCTCGGCGATCTGGTTGCCAACTTTGCCAAGTCGACCCTGAAAACGCTTGCCGATATGGCCGCGCAATGGCTTGTGTATCAAGCCGTGCAATTGGTGGTCGGCAAAACGACACAATCCACTGCTGGCATTGCCATGGTGGCCAACGCACAAGCCACAGCCTTCCAGGCGAGCCTTGCTGCATACGCCTCGACTGCTGCCATCCCTATCGTTGGTCCAGCAGCTGCTCCTGCTGCTGCGTTTGCCGCCGCCGCAGCTACTGCGCCAATGGTGGCTGGCGTTGCATCTGCTGCGCTGGCCGGTATGGCCCACAGTGGTATGGACAACATTCCCAAGGAGGGCACATGGCTGCTAGATGGTGGCGAGCGGATCGTTACCCCGGAACAAAACAAGGATTTAACCAGGTTCCTGAATAGTTCTGACAGTGCCTCTGGCTCGGTCGGTGGGGCAACCATATCCATCAACGCGCCTATTACCGTCCAGGCACAGCAGGGGGTCAGTGATCAGGATGCGCAGCGTCAAGGTCAGCAGATGAGCCAGGCCCTAACCTCGGAAGTTATTCGGATTCTCCAAGCGGAAATGGGTCAGGGCGGCGTGCTTTGGAGGAAAGTTTGATGACAGAGACCTTTAGCTATTGCACCCGGGTCGGTTCGACGGGGGACATCGCTCAGCGAGTTTGGGTAAACGATTTCGGTGACGGCTATTCGCAGTCTGGCGGTACCGGGATCAACACCAAGTCGCAATCTTGGGATTTGAGCCTGTCGGGGATGTTTGTCCCTGGCGATGAACTCCAGCAGGTCCAGGACTTTCTCGATCGTCATGAAGGATTCAAGTCGTTCTTTTGGACGCCGCCCGGCGGCGTGCAGGGTCGGTATAAGGCCAACGGCTACAAGATCGCCACGCTGGGTGCCGGAATGAACAAACTGTCTGTCACCTTCAAGCAGACTTACGTCCCCTGATCCGCCTTGTCTTCAATAGCCCCGCCATCGTGCGGGGTTTTCTGTTTCTGGAGTCCCATGATCTATACCTCAGACATTCAAAAGCTCGAGCCGGGCAATCAAATTCGATTGATCGAGCTGGACGCCTCGCGCCTGGGCGGAAACCTCTGGCGATTTCATGGGCACGCTCAAGAGGGCGACATCATTTGGCAGGGCAACGCTTACAGCTCGATCCAGGTTGAGGCCAAAGGCTTCGACATTCGCGGCGATGGCCGGGCCGCGACGCCGACTTTGCAGTTCGCCAACGAGTTGAATGGCGTGCGCGGTGCGATCTCGGCGATCTGCCTGGCGCTCAAAGATCTGTCCGGCGCCCGGGTGACGGTAATCGAAACGTTCCGGCACTTTCTGGATGCCGCCAATTTCCCCGGCGGCAATCCGGACGCCAGCAATCAATGCAAAACCAACCTGTGGTACATCGAACAGAAATCAGACGAAGACCGGGAGCAGGTCACGTTCTCCCTGTCGAGTCCGATGGACATGGAGGGGCAGATGCTGCCATCGCAGCAGATCACCAAGCTCTGCCGCTGGGCCACCCGCAATCAGTACCGCGGCGAGGCCTGTGCCTATACCGGAACGGCGATGTTTACGAAGAAGAATGAGGCGACGGACAACCCCGCTCTAGACCGGTGTCGCGGCGACTGGCGAGCGTGCCTGCTGCGGGCCAACACCCGCAGGTTCGGCGGATCCATGGGTGCCAGTTTGATAGCCAGGTCGAGGTAGTCATGCGTATCAGTCAGAAGCTTCAATCAGCTATCCGGGCGCACGCCGAACAGGTTTATCCAGCCGAGGCGTGCGGGCTGCTTATTCGTGGCCAGTCAGGTCGTGAGTACGTGCCATGTCGCAATGCTGCGCTCACGCCGCGCGAGCATTTTCAAATCGATAAGCATGATCAGGCCGCCGCCGAAGACCGCGGCGAAGTGCTGGCGATTATTCACAGTCATCCGGACGCTGCGCCGGCGCCGAGCATGGCCGACCGGGTCAGTTGCGAGCTTCACGAATTGCCCTGGGGGATTGTCGGTTGGCCTGGCGGTGATATCGAGTGGTTCACGCCCTCTGGCTTCTCTGCGCCGCTGTTGGGACGGGACTTTGCCCATGGCCTGCTTGACTGTTGGGGCGCCTGCCGCGACTGGTACGCACGTGAGGCCGGGCTGCAACTGCCAAACTTTGAGCGACAGGACCTCTGGTGGGAGCAGAAGGACGGGCCGAGCCATTACGAAGAAAACTTCGAGGCAGTCGGATTTGTTCGTGTCGAGGAGGCGCGCAGAGGGGATCTGATCATTTTCCAGATACCGACACCCGGGCGCTCCTGCTATCACCCCAATCATGCCGCCATCTATCTCGGCGATGAGCCGGCATTGATGAGCGAACCGGCCGCCACCCTGGGTGGATCTGGCCCTTTTATCTATCACCACATGCCTGGGCGCCTGGCCAGCCGCGAAATCTACGGATGGTCGATGGCCAACCGTGTGCGCCTGATCTTGCGACACAAGGACTATCAACCATGAGCAAGTGGACCGTGAAGCTCGGGGGCGTCCTGGGCAAGAAGTTCGGCCGCGTCTATGAGCTGGAACTGAGTGGCTTTAAGGACGCGATGAGCGCCTTGTGCAACATGAAGCCAGGGTTTGAAAAGTTCATGCGCACCGCTGACGAGCGAGGACTGGTCTTCGCCGTGTTTATCGATGGCCGCAACGTCGGTAAGGACGAGCTTGGCCTTCGATCCGGCTCGCCCAGGGTCATCCGAATCATGCCGGTCATTCAGGGCAGCAAACAGGCTGGCATGTTCCAAACACTGCTCGGCGTCGTGCTCATTGTCGCCGGTGTGTTCAGTGGCGGCACCACCTCCGGCCTCGGGATGGCGATGATCGCCGCCGGTGCTGGCGTGGCGCTGGGCGGGGTGGTGCAGATGCTGTCTCCGACACCCACAACAGCCACCGGTGCCGACAATGATGACGGCAACAACCCGAGCTACGGCTTTGGTAGCGCGGTCACCACTGTCGCCCAGGGCAATCCGTACCCGCTCTTGTACGGTGAGCGTGAAATCGGCGGGGCGATTGAATCCGGCGGCATCTACATCCAAGACCAGCTCTAGACAATAGAGCCTCACCCAGCCCCGCCGATGCGGGGTTTTTTGTACCTGGAGAAAATATGGGCGCGGCATTGAAGAAAGACCTGGCGGTCGTCGGCAGCAAGGGCGGCAGCGCCACACCTGACCAGTCCAGTATCGCGACCAATGGTGTGCCGTCGATCTCAACCGCGCGCATCGTTTATCTCTGGAGCTGGGGGCCGATTGTTGGACCGGTCAGCGGCCTGAAGTCGATCAAGCTGAACGACACGCCGGTGATGGCCGAGGACGGCACCCTCAACTATCCGAACGTCAAATGGCAATTCCGGAACGGTGAACTGAATCAGACCCGGCTGGAGGGTATCGCCGAGTCGAGTAACGAGATAGACGTCGGCCTGCAGCTGATCAGCACCACCCCATGGCTGCACAGCATTACAAACTCGTTGCTCAGCGCCGTGCGCGTTCGTTTCGGCTGGCCACAACTTCAATCACAAGATCAGAGCGGTAACATCAACGGTGTTCGGATCGACTACGCCATCGATGTGTCGACCGATAATGGCCCGTTCGTGAACATGCTGTCGTCTTTCGTCGATCGCAAGAACGTTACCAAGTATGAGCGATCGCACCGCATTGATCTGCCGGCCGGCAGCCAGTGGACCGTGCGCGCCCGTCGCATAACCCCAGAGGCCAACAGCTCCCTGGTGCAGGATGGCATGTTGATCGAGGCGATCGCCGAAGTGGTTGACAGCGATCAGGAATATCCACTCACGGCGGTGGGTTGCGTCGAGTACGACGCCCAGCAGTTCGGTGGCGATATCGCAAAAATTGCGGCGCTCATGCGAGGCCGGATCGTGCGCGTGCCCGCCAACTACGACCCCGACACTCGGATATATGCCACCAGCGGTGCCGGTACCACGAATGGGGTATGGGATGGCACCTTCAAGGAGGCATACACAAACAACCCTTCCTGGGTCTTTTATGACCTGGTGCTGCATCCGTATTACGGCTTGGGCGAGCGGATCGATGCCACGATGGTCGACCGCTACGCGCTGTACAGGATCGCCCAGCATTGCGATCAGTTGGTGCCTGACGGCAACGGCGGCCAAGAGCCGCGCTTTACATGCAACCTGTACCTGCAGAAGCAAGAAGAGGCTTACGCGGTCTTGCAGGACCTGGCCTCGATCTTTCACGGTCTCGCTTTTTGGGATGGCAGTCAGATCGTGGTCAATGCGGATATGCCAGGCGATCCGGTTTACACCTATAGCCCGTCGCAGATCCTCAACGATGGCGCAATCAAGTACTCCGGCACCCGTCAGCGCGATCGCCACACGCTGGCCATGGTGTCCTGGGATAACCCGGATATCGGTTTTGATACTGACAAAGAGCCAGTTTTCGACGAGGACGCCATGGCCGAGCTCGGGGCTGTCCGTGATTTGGATGTGGCTGCGTTCGGCTGTACGTCGCAGGGTCAGGCGCAGCGCGCCGGCATCTGGGCGCTGATGACCGAACAACTGCAAACCCGGGGTGCGAAATTCGCTGTCGGGTTGGATGGGCAGATCCCGCGCCCAGGGCAGGTGATTGCTGTCTCTGATCCGATGCTTGCTGGTCGTGCCAATGGTGGGCGTATCAGCGCCGTGGCTGGGCGGGCAATCACCCTGGACCGGGAGGTAACACTACCTGCCGGCGCCCGGTTGTTCTGTAACCTGCCGAGCGGCAAGTCAGAAGCGCGCGTGGTGAAGACGGTCGTGGGTCGAGTTGTCACGGTGATGGCTGATTACAGCGAACTGCCGGTGCCAGAAAGCGGATGGGTAATCGACTACGACGACTTGAAGGTCATGCAGTTCTATGTCCGCAACATTACGCGTCCGGAGTGGCATCAATTCCAGTTCGAGCTGATTCAGCACGAACCAAGCAAGTTTGACGCGATCGACACGGGGGCCGTGGTCGACACCCGGCCGATCAGTGTATTGCCGATCGGCATTCAGGCCGCGCCGGCAACTGTGGTGATCAGCCAGCACGTAGTGATCGAGCAGGGCATCGCGGTCACGGTGATGACCATCGGCTGGGATTCAGCGCCCGGTGCGGTGGGTTACGACATTGAGTGGCGGTGGGGCTCGCGCGAGTGGATCAAGGTGCCCCGATCCGGCGAACTGTCGGTTGATGTACGCGGGATCTACTCGGGCGATTACCTGGCCCGGGTGCGGGCCGTCAGCACGATGGGCGTGTCATCGCTCCCGACCAGCTCAGTGCTTACGCACCTCGAAGGCAAAGCCGGTCTGCCGCCGGCGGTCACCTCGCTCACAGCCACCAGCCTGCTGTTCGGCATTAGCCTGCACTGGACGTTCCCGGAAGGCGCCGAGGACACCCAGCGTACTGAGGTCTGGTACGGGCCGACTCAGGACATCGCGGCCGCGACCAAACTCACCGACCTGGCCTACCCGCAGCATGATTACTCGATGCAGCAGTTGCTTGCGGGTGCCTCGTTTTTCTTCTGGGCGCGACTGGTGGACCGGACGGGCAACATCGGTCCGTTCTATCCGATGGGCAACGGGGTGTTGGGCCAGGCGAGTTCGGATGCTGGGCCGATCCTCGATCTGATCGCTGGGCAAATCGGCGAATCTGAACTCGGACAGGACCTTCAAGACAAGATCAATCAGATTGACGGGTTACAGGACCAGATCGATGCGCTGGATGGGCTGAAGGCCTACGACCCTGAGTCGACCTACGACAAAGGCCAGATGATCGTTGTCGACGGCAGGATTTATCAGGCTGAGCAGGATGTTCCACTCGATACGCCCCCGCCGAACCTCGCGTACTGGAATGACGTCGGTGATTTACTGGAAACCGCCAACGCATTAGCTGAGCAAGTGTCGACCAATACCACCGATATCACCGAACTGGACGGTGTAGTCACTGCCCAGGCATCCAGCCTGCAAGCCTTGCGCGCATCGTTCCGCGAGGATGACGACGGTACCGGCGTAATGTCCGATGCCCTCAAGGGCTGGAGCAATACGGCCAGCATTGCGATCGAAGCGCAGACGCAGGCCACGAAGAATCTTTCTACGGCCCAGCAGCTTGTTGCTGTAACCGCAGCGGTTGGCGAAAACACCGCGACTGTCACGGACCTTAAGCAGGCGGTGGCCACGGATAAGGAAGCTACGACCACGGCCATCACTCAGTTGACGGCTACTGTCGGCGAGAACACGTCGGCAATCCAGACCACGGCAACTGCGTTTGCCGATCTAGATGGTGATCTGTCTACGATGTGGTCGGTAAAAATGCAGGTCAACGCCCAAGGCCAATACGTAGCCGCAGGGATTGGGCTTGGCATCGAAAACGTAGCTGGAGTCTTCCAAAGCCAGTTCTTGGTCAGCGCGGATCGATTCGCCGTGGTCAATGGCATCAACGGCACGCTGTCGTCGCCGTTCGCAGTTCAGGGCGGACAGGTGTTCATCAGTCAAGGCTTCATCCAGGACGGCACGATCACCAACGCCAAGATCGGAAGCTTTATCAGCTCAACGGACTATGTAGCGAATTCTACCGGCTGGCGCCTTGATAAGGCCGGCACGCTGGAGTTCAACGGCACAGTGGCGGGTGGCGGGCGGCTGAGCATTACCAATCGGGCAGTGAAGGTTTACGACGCTGCCGGCGTTCTGCGCGTGCAACTGGGAGACTTGACGGCATGAGTTTTGGAGCGCGGATATGGGGCGCCGACGGGGCGCTCCAGATCGATGAGAATTCATTCACCTATCGGGTTGTGCTCTCCACGCTGGTGACGTTCGGAGTGGCAGTTGGCAAAACCAATCAGGACTTCGCTGTCCCTGGTTGCACAGCCGCGAATTCAATGGCGCTGATCATCCCGAATGGCACCTATACCACTGGCGATCTGCAGTTCGAGACCGAAATGCTGTCAGGTGTGGCCAGGGTCTACAACTACACACGGACGTTCGCGGCCAGCACCATTGCCTCGGGCACTCAACGCCTGATCGTCATGAGGTTTTCATAATGACTTTCGGTCTGCAATTCACCAATAACAGCAACGTCGTGACGCTGGATTCTGAATTCTCGCGTCTGGTTGTCATAGGATCCGGGCGCTTCGCTCCCACGGAAGAGTCGGGCCTTGGATCGACCACGATGTTTCCCCGAGTAATTACCTCGCAAGCACCTCCCCTGGTGTTCGTGAGGCCTGATACCGTTGGCGCGGTCGCTGGTCTGTGCTTGATGCGGCTGATCGGATCGGCGGGCAATTGGACTGGCTTCTATGTGCGGGCTTACAGCGCGGCAACGGCGCAGCCAAATGGGAAGTACTTCGTCGCGGCCTTTGCCGCTCAGGCCGTTGCAACGTTCGGCATGAGGTTGTGGGGTGCTGATGCTGGCTTGTTATTCGACTCAGGCACGCCCTGTGCGACATTTACGCGAGCGTTCCAGAACTGGACCTACGTGAAGGACGACCTTGAATCGCAGGGGCTGATCCGAATCTATTACAAAGTTACCTTCGATTTCCCTGCCAACGAATACATGCTGATCAATAACTTTGGTATGGATATGTGTTCCGGCTCAGGTATTGGGCGGCGGCTTTATAGTTGGTGGGACTTTCCGAACGCCACGCTCTGGGCCGTTACCGTCGCCGCATCGAATCCGTACGCATTCTTTTTGCCGGCTGTATTCGCAAAGATGAATAACTGACGCAACCCATTCAATCAAGCCCCCCAAGTGCGGGTTTTTTATTGTCCTGAATAAAGGAAAGTCCATGAGTTGGTCTAAGGCCGGTACGGTTTCCGTTACCTTAAATTCCAATGCGATCATTGGTGTTGGGACAGGATTTTTATCAAGCTCGCGAGTGGGCGACGGGTTTGTTGGCCCCGATGGGGCCATCTACGAAGTGACCAACATCGCCAGCGACACGGCGATGTCGATACTTCCTGCCTATAAGGGGGCAACGGCCGGCAGCGCGCCGTATTCACTCATTCCCGTGCAAGGCTATCCCAAGGCACTATCCGACGCGTTCAATACCTTGAACAACCAGTTCGGCGCCACGTTTGCCGCGCTGGGCATGAGCGGTACTGCTGCCGGGATCAAAGCGGCGCTCGGGCTGGACACCACGAACGGTATCGGAGAGGGCAACCTCAATCTGTACTTCACTCAACCTCGCGTACTTGCAACTCCCCTCACGGGCTTCGTCACCACAACCAATGCGGCGGTGGTGGCAACGGACTCCGTGGTAGTGGCGGCAGGAAAGACGCAGGCTCAGATGACGGCCGCGAACTCAGCTATCAATGGAAAGGCTGCAAATGGCGCGAACAGCGATATCACCTCACTTTCCGGACTGACTACGCCTCTTTCAGTGGCTCAAGGTGGCACTGGCGGTAACTCGCAAGAGACAGCTAGAGTAGGGCTCGGACTCAAGTCTGCCGCTGTAGCGGACGTTAATGGTCCAGTGTCTTTTGCTGGGGGAGTTTCTACGGGCGCTATAATCGAAACTACACCGGTAACCGGTGGCCAAGTTACAAAATATGCTAATGGCGATATGATTTGCGAGCTGGTTAAAAACTATGCCTTAACCCCTGGCGGTGGCTGGGGAAACGTATTTATTACCCCACAACAAGGGCGGACTAACTATCCTGCCGTATTTATTGCAGCTCCGAGAATATGGATGACATGCAC